CATAGCACCGTCATAACATCAAGCATCGAACGCCAATTACCAGCTTTTAAATGGCTCATATCTTCCTGAAATTGTGCCGCATCGCTGAATTCTTCAACTGTGCTCCCTACCATGTGTTTTGTTGGTACAAGATATTCAACGCCCCTTAATTCAAACCCTGCATAATCTTCGCTTACTTCTGCATTGTCTGGATTCATTTGAACCTGCAAAGCCCAATAAGCAGCGAATAAAGTATCCTTATCTAAGCCCTCTTTGATCTGCTCAGGAGTTACATTGCACCAGTACGCAACATCTAAGGCAAAGTAGTTGTAACATTCGATTTGTTCTTTATCCCATAACCTATTCCAACGCTCCATAAATAAACGTTCTGCCTCTCTATTAAGCTGTTCTTCTGACAAGTCTTCGCTTAGTTCACCAATCGCCTTACCGTGCGCAAGTATGAAGTCCTTTAGTATTTGCGGCTCGTGTGCTGCGACCTTATCAAAGTACGTAAGGAAGCGGTCAAACGTTACGTCTTGCCATGACTTAGGGGCGGTGTGTTTTACGTCGTCTATGTGGAAATAAATATCTATCATAATACTTTAAAATTAAGTCCATGTTCAAAAGTGTAATCTATAACACAAATAACATAGTATTCGTTATTCGTTTTTGCTGCAATAGTTGTGCATGTTTCACTTAAAAGATCTTTTATTTCTTCGTCGGTAACTCCTCTAGCTGAATTAAAACCTACACCTACATACAAAATAGGCTTTGGCGTTGGGCGTTCTACTGGAACGAATACCCCCTTTTGTTCGTAGCTATCACACACGATTTGAGGTGGATCGAAAATTGCCTCTCTTACTACCTCCTCGGCAATCTCAAAGGCTTTCAATTGCATTTCCGACGTACCTAAACCTAATTCTTTTCGTTTGGTTATAAATTGTTCGTTTAACATAATACTTAGTTTTTCTTTAAATTAATAAGGCTCAGGAAGTCCAAGCTTTTGTTCAGGTGTCTTTTCTCCTTTAGAATTAGCATGATACTTTAATAAAGAAGCCTTTGCTGCCTTTCCTAGTGGTTCCATTGCGTTACCATAACGCCTGACTTGTGTGTCAAAAACCCTCTTTTGGCGAACATGTTTTCCCGTACAATTGAGACCGTACTTTTGCCGCCTTTTCTCCCAGTTTAAATTTTCTTCTTCTTCGCTGCACATAGTTTTTAATGAATTTTATACTTAAACGAAACCTCGTAACTGCATTCTTTATTTGGAGCTAGTGATTGAATAGGACCTTCGCACGGAATAAATGTAACTAAGTGGGTTCTTTGTGAAGAGTCGTAATCGTTATGATAAACATCAGTTGACTTATCAAGGGAGTTTGTGACAAACAATAAAGACTTGTGCCTAAAAAAGTCAACAAATAACCCGTGCAGCTCCAACGCCTCTTTGATTATTTCTATTTTCCTCTGTTCTGCTTCCCTTAAAACCCTTGTCAATTCTTTTGCCAATTCGTCTTGTAAACCCCAAGGTTTATCTCTTGTAACCCTTACTGCTTCTCTTAGTTTTACTGATGACTTATCCATGATTTATCCTTTAATGCCAGTTGCTAAAATAACGTTTTGCGGTTGGTTCTTCTTTCTTAACTTAGCGATTGCCTTACTAATTGACTCCTCAGTAATCATAAGCTTATCACTAATTGCACTAATTGAAAGCTTCTCTTTATCCAGCAATTCAATATCATGTAGCAATTGCTTGCTTATCCGCTGCGGAGTCGCTTTGTCATGCTTCTCTGCTGCTTCCTGTTCGCTAATTGTTACAGCCATTCCCCCTTTAGTTTTCTGCAAAGGGAAAGGGTGTGAAGGTGCTTTCTTTGGCTTTGCTGGCTCTCTATACCCAATCTTGTATAGAATCGTTTTATTTGTATTTAAAAGGTCGGTAGTAACTCGAAATGAATCCACGGGCGCACCCTCAACTAGTTCCTCCAGTTGCTTAATCAATGCCAATTGCAACGGAAACAATACATCTTTTTGATATTCTGTAATCATTATAATAATATATACGGGTTGCCCCCTGTTAATAAATAAATAAGTACCATGTAACATAAAACATCTACTTCATCATCATGCTTGCCGTTCGGAAATTGTTCGCATTGAGCAAGGAACGGTTTAATCCAATTGCCTTCATCAATCAAAACAACACGTCCACCCCTTAATGGGCTTTCAATTTCGTTAACCCTTGTTGTTTTTCCTTTCCTTACTAAAGCGTCGTCTATTCCATCAGTATTAAAGCCCTCTTGGAATAAGAAATCCTTAAACGCCTCACCGCTTGACTTTAGCTCAATATGTATTAAGCTTTGATTCGTAACGCCATTTAAACGAGCATCATCCCCAATAAACCCAATAGCTTTACTTATCTTCTTTCTGAACGATTTAACGCCCCTAATGTATAGAATATTATCCCTCTTATCGTGGTAACAATAACCAATAGCCGTTGGATCGTTCTTTACTTTTTCCGTCCACGCCCCATCGACCACCGCATCAAAGTTAACGTAATTAATATTAAAAGGCAATTCAGATGGCTTCATAATCTTAAACCATTCCCCTTTTATCATATCACCGCCTTTTACTTTTGGCTCCTGTTGGTACAATCCTGCAAACGTCCTAGGTTCGGTTTTTCTTATATAATTTAACCTTTCCAAGCTGTGTAAGTTCGGGAATAGTGCGTCTCCTATTTCTCGTGGGTCGTTTGGGTCCGTATCATCTACCTTAATCGCTGGTATCTTAATTACTTTCCATCTGCCGCCATCTTCAAGCAATCCGTCCCTCTTTAACAAACGCCCTGCTTGATCGTCTTCGTGTCTCCTAGTTATCGTAAACGCAACCTTTGAATCATTGTGCAAACGTGCTTCTAATTCATCCGTATACCATTCGTGCGTTCTGTTCCTATAAGTCAAGCTATTTGCCTCCTGTGCGTTCTTAATCAAATCATCAAGGAACGCCAATTTTGCAGGATTTCCAGCGATACCACCACCAACACCTACAGACTTCAAAAAGCCACGCCCTCCAACAATCTCAAACTCTTCACTATTTTTAATATAGCTTCCTTCTGCGCTAGATACTACCCTCTTTTCGTTTAGCTTTGTCGCTGGAAAAATAGCTGCATATTCTGGACTATCCATAATACGTTGAATCTTCCTGTTATACTTTTTTGCCATCGTGCTATTGTACATTATCAATAAAGCTTGATAATTAATACTTTGACCAAAAGCCCACGCAGGAAGGAACTCGGTAAGCATTGTACTTTTTTGATGTTGTGGCGGCATGAAGATCATTAAGAAAGGGTGCTTGTCTGTAAGTACCCAATCTTGCAGCACGTCGCAACAATATTTGTGGTGCCAATTCCATGTAAACTCGTCGGGTGATAGATGACGTAAGAAAGTAAAGAAGCTTGTCCTTGACCACCTCCTTTCTCTCTCTAAGAGTAATTTGTAATACTCTACTTCCTCCGCTTTCGTTAACGCCATTGTTTACCCTCTAATTTCTTGATTCTATCGTCTAGTTCATCGTCTTCTAAATCATCAGCCTTTACAACTTCTCGAACTTGCTTGTCTTTATGTCCGTGGTTATTCTTTAAATCAAAAATAACTCCTGCCGCTGGATAGTCTCCACTTATTAACCCTTCTACCTTATGATTTTCTATAAAAAGACGTGCCCTTTTTATAGTGTTCAAAAAGTCTCTGTCGTTATCGTCCGTATATCCTTCGTAATTCAATAAGGATGTGCGACTTGTGAAGTCTAAAGCAATGGCTAAACCCTGAACCGTTAATGGCTTAGTATTTAGTGTTTGCTTTTTGTAATACGCATCTATTGCTTTTTGCATTTCTTCGACGGTATTAAATTTTCTTGGCGCACCATATTTAGGCACTTTTACTTTCTTCTTTGCCATAATCTTATTTTACCTCAACTTCTTTAATCGCTTGCTTTGCATCATCTATCAAGTCGCTCAATCCTGCCTTTATTTTATCTATATCGTTTACGGTTAACAGTTTTTTCAACACTTGCTGACCACCCAATAACGTAACCCATAGTAATTCTTTTTGTTCCTTTTCCGTTGCCATAATCTTATTTATTTTCGTTGCCTTGACCTTACCTCGTCATGGAAGTAATTAAACCCTTTTACATCTAATAAGTTTACAACCTGTTTAATGGCTTTAACTTGCTTTTTAGTAAGACTAATCCCAGTTAAAGAAGGGTAGTTGAAAGATTGATAAGCATTGCTTATTTTTTGAATTAGTTTTGCGAAGTCCTGTTTATTCATTTCTTAATCTTTTAAAAATTCATCTAAAATAGGCATAACATCACCCCAATGTGACGTACCAATATATTTAAAAACCAATTGCCCTACTAATAAGTCTTTGTCTTTAGCTTCATCCTTACTTAAATTAAAGCACTTAATAACACGATTAACATGTTCTACTGGCGTTCTCTCTCGTGGCGTATTTAGTCCGTTCATTACACCTCCAGTTTATCATCACCTAAGTACGGCTTTAGCGTTTCGGTAAGGGTGCGTAAGTGTTTGGTTAGATTCTTATGCTGTAACCTTAGTTCACTTCCTGCCGCTCCTTGTAAGTCATCGACACTTAAGCCCATTAAGGACTGAACTACTGCCAACCCCCCAACCGCTTCAATCTGCTTTTGCATTTCAACGTTACGAGCTGCGAGCTTTTCGGCAAAGTATTTCGCAATGTCTTTTCCTTCTATGTTTTCATACAACTTGTAATCTATCTCGCCTAATTCGCTATATGCTTCGTGACCAAAATCACAAGCTATTTGATATAATATTTCTTCCTCTGTCATTTTATTGTTTTTTATCTGTGATTTTAACACTTAAAGAAGTGTCGCTATCTTTTGATTTAACTTCTAAATCTAAATTATTTTTTCCATCATCTATAAAAGTAAAAGAATCAATATCTATACCTTTTAAAGAATTGTTATTTGCTGCCTTTAATAAATTCGTGTGCATTAAAAGGTGTTTTAAATCAACCAAGAAAATATCTAAATTGTCAATATTTACAGCCTCTACAATATCGGAGAAGGTTCTTATCTCGTGTCTATTTTTTCCTGCTTCCATTTTTCCGATAATTTAAGTCATTCGACAACATCGAACAACTGATTTAAAAACGGGGCGCAACTAATTACGCCCCTATATTTTATGAAACTTCTATAATATTGCAGCCCCATTTTTCGGCTAAATCTTTTTCAATCTGAACACCGCCTTCAATCTTTCCAAGAAATACACAAACACCGTTTGATAGCTTGATATTCCGAATCATTGCTTCACGATCTCTTTCTATGCCTAAATCTGTATTTCCGTACCAGCAAACCGAAGGTGTGCCCTCAATGCTTTCAAAGAAAAATGGAACGTCAAGTGGTATGCCTTTTTTCCCCAAAAGCTCTTTTGGAAGAAAACAATTGTGTGCTACGTGGTAAGAATCTAAAGGCACATCCTTATCTGATCGCTCACTCATTGGTTTTTCAGAAAGCGCATTTGCTTCTTTTTCGGTGTACCCACCTAATGACAAAGAAAGTTCTGGATGCTTTGTGACGAACTTTTTATAAAGCTCTCGCACCTGTTCAATAGTTTGACCGCTAATCGTAAAATGAATAGATAAATTTTTCATTAAATATAAATTATGTAATTAAATAAAACCATCGTTTGCGGTACACGGCAAAAAACCTCTTTGTATTCCAACTAAGGAAGAAAAACGGGGTCGAGAACTTAAAAACTCAACCCCTAACTAACCAATTTTAAACTTCGTGCCGCTTGAGGGACTCGAACCCCCAATACCCCAAATACTACTGGACTTGTACTTCGTCCTCTTTCTTTAGGTGCTCTACCAATTGAGCTAAAGCGGCATTTAAAAAACGCACGACCGAAGCCGCACGCAACCCAAACCCCTTTACTTTTTAAAACCCTTTTTGATTGTACGGATTAGCTGATTTACTAGCTTTCTATAACCAAACAACTTCTTCCAAAACTTTCGCTTTTCTATTTCCTCAATCGCTGCAACCAATTTAGTTTGAAACACTAATTGCGCAACTTCTAATTGATTGAGCTTTGCGGTTAAGGAGTCTTTACTTGCTTCTAGCTTTCCTATATACTTTAGCTGCTTATTTAACTTCTGCTCAATCGCTAATGTCTTTAGTGCTAGATTATGAAAATTGTTCTTTTTTAGCTCTTTTAGCCTTACGTTCATGTTCATGTTCATATACTTTTCAAGTCCTTTAAAATCAATTCAAAAACAAAATCCTGCACACTCATGCCTAAATCTTTAGCTCTCACTCGCACCTCTATTGGTATTTTCAGTTTGTAATTATACCAAGGGTGCGCTTCTAGGAGTGGGTTTTTCGGTGGTCCACTCCTAGTCCTTCCGTCCTCTTTTACTTTCTTGTATGCCATGCATTGAAGATACGAAACTTTGAGAACATACGCAAATTATAGGGCTTTTAAATCTTCTGCCAATATGTTTATACTCCCTCTATCTTTGTCAGTATAACATCGCCACCATAACTTACCTCCACTTATTTCTAATTCTTGAATTAAAAGAACTTTTGTGCCTTCATTTAATCTGTAATCGCCAGTTTTTATAGCCGCCCACTTGTCAAACTCCAAAACCTTTTCCGCTTCTTTGGGGGCGTGCTGGAGGTCGTTAGGAGTAAACCAATACACGGCATCATTTATTTTTGTACCTAAATGATTCGAGCGAGCATCTTCGCTTGTTATTATGTGCTGGGTTTTATTTAAAATGGCGCTATTTATGTAATTAGCATCTAATCCGTTCTTGGGATTATGAACAATCACAACAGGATCGCCCACCTTAAAAACGCCCTCGGTTTTTTCTGGTTCGCTTTTGGGTTCGGCATAGCTCTTTTGTAAGTCCTCAATCATTTGCGCTTGTGATTGGTTGCCCTGTTCTAGGGCGTCGATGCGCTTATGCTGACGTTTTATTTTCAATAGGTTATCATTCCCACACGAACGAACAATAGTAATGTCTCTTTTTAACGCATCGTACAAATCAAATAGTTTGTCGTAGTCAGTTTCTTGACGCTTTACTTCAGCTCTCAGCGTGTATATTTCTTGCCGCTTGGTTTGCTTTTTGTTGATTAAAATAACACCCGTTAATTCTTTCACTAAAGCTGCGATTTTCTCAAAAGTTGGCTTTTTAATCATTTCAGCTTTGGAAGTTGGCATATTTTCGTACTTGTACACATAAAAAGCATCCTCTTCGAGATAATAACCTAGTAAATCGAACATCGGAAAACCTTTTAGCTTTACGCATTTCCCACGGTCTCCCATTATTACCATTTCAGAATCCGCACACATCAACTCCTTAATTAATTTCTTATTATTCATAGCTAATTTATTTATTTTTAAAAACCCCGTCCTTTCTTCCTTCCTTCGGACTTATCCACAAGCTTAAGAATGGTTTTTGAACGGGGCGTTTTTATTTTTATTCGGCTTCGATTGGAGCTTCTAATTGCCACATCCAATGAGTAGGGTCTATCTTATTTCCCATTTGCCCAGCTCGCCAAGTCTTTTTACCTTGTGCGTTCGGGTGGTATGTTCTATAGCTTGCTGTTATCGGCTCGTAATGGTTGACATTGCAAACTAGTACCTTTGTGCCGTCCTTAGGTGCGCTTTTTATCGGTTCCCAGCTATAAAGCGACAAAAGGATACTTCTAAGCAATTCTAGTTCTTTTTGCTCTTCCCTTATGCTCTTTTGGTAATGATCTTTTGATTCTAATTTAACAGAAGCGTTTTTGCGCATCCGAATACGTATCAACTCTTCTTTTACTGCATCTACCTTTTTGAGCAAGTAATTTATTTCTTCTTTCATGGCTATTTTTTATATTATTAAACTCGGCTTTACTCCGATTTGGTTTTTTATAACTCTGTTATGCCGAAAGTGAAATCTAAATAAGAAAGACAGTCTTCTAATTCTTTTTTGGTATCGAAGTCAACATAAATGCCGCTCTCGTCCCCTGCTTCGTCTATACCTCCGTGTGTGTCAATCCTTAACTTTAAGTCATTAACTTTTACGTAACCTAAAATGCGACCTAAAATAATACGCTGACCCTTTATGTTTACGCCTTGCACTAATGCCATAACTATATTTTTAAACTAAAAACGCCCCACAAAGCGCAACCGTTCGAGAGTCGCACCAAATGAGGCGTTGAATATTTATCTTGATGCTCGACCATCGTTTTTGTTCTTTTTAAAAGCGTTGTGTATATTTCACCACAACGCTTTTTTAGAGTACCGTTAACGCCATCCTAAGATGATCTTTTTCGCACTTGTAAACAAATGACTAACGCCGCTGTCCCAATAAGGTCCCACGCACTCTTTTTTTTTGACAAGGAGTAGGGGCGGCATCTTCACCGCCCAAAACTCACAAGGCAACAATCATTATAATTGCCACAATTCAAAGATAGGTAAAACTATGCGTACATACAAATACTTTTACCTTTTTATTGAAAGTATTTTAAAGCTTTACCGAATACCTTTCAATTGTTCTTTCTAAGTCTTCCGTAAAGTGTTTCTTGTCACGGGTTCGCACCCAACATAATTGCACGTCATTAACTAAAGCTTCTTCAAATCCATCTTCATCATGCTTCCAGAACTCTAAAAAATGCTCATCTCCTAATGTTATCTTTTTTGACTTTATTACTTTGCTCATAATTATTTTTGTGTTTCTGGATTTGGAAAATAGGCAACAAACTCGATGCCTTTTAAACGTTATTTATTTTACACTCGACGACGTTATTTTGTCGAGTCACTAAAAGGGAGGTCGTCCCCGAAGCTATCAGCAGGCGGCTCGGCATCCGTAGGCATTGACGAACTATTGTCATTACTCGCACCCTTCACAGCTTCCAACCTCCAAGCGTTGACCGAAACAAAGTAAACGTCTTTATTCTCTTTGTTCGTCCATTTTCTACCACGACAATTAAAGAAAACTTTAATATCATCCCCTATCTTATGCTTGTCGATAAGATCACACGCTGCCTGTGCTAATTCAAATTTAACCATTTGCGGATACTGCTCGTCCGTCTCAATCACAAACTCACGTTTCGCAAAAGTATCTGTTACTTGCTGCTTTTCCATTATGGCAATCACTTTGCCCGTTAATTTTAACTCACTCATTTTGTTACTTGTTTTTAGTTGTTGATAATCTATTTAATTTTTCATTTATAGCCGCTGCCACAAACGCCCCTACTTCATCTTGATAGGCTTCTGCTTCTTCGTGCGTTTTAAATAAGTGCTGAATTTCACCCCAGCCACGCATATCTAATATCATTCTGTTTTGATTTGTGGTCAAAATACAAGTTCCTAATACATCGTACTTTACACCTCCATTGTGTCCTCCTAGGTATGCCTCTACTGATGGCTTTATCATGATCCTACGCTTTTTTAAGTTTCAATAAATATTTTCCGTTATCGCTTTTGTCAGTGTAATAATACTTTAATTTTGCATTTAATTCCGCAACCTTTGCCGCCTTATTACCCTTTTTTACATCAATAATC